CAACGAAACGCGAATGGACAAACTCGCTCTGGATTATATAGCTTGTTCATACCTATGGAATGGAATTACGAAGGATACATTGATTCTTATGGCTTACCTGTCTTCCAAACACCAAACAAACCTGTTGAAGGACCACAAGGTGAAATTATAGATTTAGGTGTAATAGAATATTGGGATAATGAAGTAGAAGGATTAAAGCAAGATCAAGATGCTTTAAATGAATTTTATAGACAGTTTCCACGTACTGAAAAGCACGCATTTAGAGATGAATCAAAAGAGTCTTTATTTAATCTAACTAAAATTTATGAGCAAATAGATTTTAATGAAGATTTAAGAAACTCTATAAACATAACAAAAGGTAATTTTGCTTGGAAAAATGCAGTGCAAGATTCTGAAGTAATATTTTTACCTAACAATAATGGTAGATTTTTAATAACATGGATACCACCAGTTAATTTACAAAATAGATATGTAACTAAAGCTGGTATTAAATATCCATTAAATGAAAACATAGGTGCTTTCGGTTGTGACCCTTATGATATATCAGGTACAGTTGATAAAAGAGGATCAAAAGGATCTTTACATGGTTTAACTAAATTTTCAATGACAGACACACCGCCAAACCATTTTTTCTTAGAGTATATAGCTAGACCTCAAACAGCTGAAATATTTTTTGAAGATGTGCTTATGGCTTGTGTATTTTATGGCATGCCAATACTTGCAGAAAACAATAAACCAAGATTATTATATCATTTTAAAAGAAGAGGTTATAGAGGTTTTTCAATGAATAGACCTGATAGAAAAAGAAATAAATTATCTGTAACAGAAAGAGAATTAGGTGGAATACCAAACTCTAGTGAAGATATTAAACAGGCTCATGCAGCAGCTATTGAGTCATATATAGAAGATTTTGTAGGTTTAAAAGAAACTGGATATGGTGATATTTATTTTCAAAGAACTTTAGAAGATTGGGCAAAATTTAATATAAATAATAGAACAAAACACGATGCTTCTATTAGTTCAGGATTAGCTTTAATGGCTTGTAATAAACATAGATATACGCCTAGTGCTCCTATAAAACTACAAGCTGTAGATCTTGGAATAAAGAAATATGACAATAGAGGAAATACATCAAAAATAATAAGTTAATGAATATATATACCAATACTAGAAGTGCATTTCCTAGCCAAGTTGTTAGTGATCAAGAAAAAGCTAGCATTGAATATGGTAAGCAAGTTGCTCAAGCCATAGAAGGTGAATGGTTTTCTCAAGGTAGAACAACAGGTAATAGATATTTAACTAATTGGAATAACTTTAATCAATTAAGATTGTATGCTAGAGGAGAACAAAGCGTACAAAAATATAAAGATGAATTATCTATAAATGGTGATTTATCTTATTTAAATTTAGATTGGACGCCTGTTCCTATTTTATCTAAATTTGTAGATATAGTTGTAAACGGAATATCTCAAAAAGCATATGATATAAAAGCTTATGCTCAAGATCCTGAGTCTGTAAGAAAAAGAACTAGCTATGCTGAAAAGCTTTATGAAGATATGATTTCAAAAGAATATCTTTTAAACTTAGAGCAAACATTAGGTATTGATGCTTATCAATCACCAGATAAAAGCGTAGTTCCAGAAACACCAGAAGACTTAGAGCTTCATATGCAACTAAGTTACAAGCAGTCTATAGAAATAGCACAAGAAGAAGCTATATCTAGTGTAATGGCTCAAAACAAATATGATCTTACTAGAAGAAGATTAAACATGGATTTAACAGTTTTAGGTATTGCAGCTGTTAAAACTAATTTTAATACTGCTAATGGAGTAACTATAGATTATGTAGATCCTGCGTATATGGTATATTCATACACAGAAGATCCTAATTTTGAAGACATATATTATGTTGGTGAAGTAAAATCAATAACAATACCAGAACTTAAAAAAGAGTTTCCTAATATATCTAAAGAAGAATTAGAGTTTATAGAAAAAATGCCTGGTAATAAATCTTATATTACAGGTTATGGTAACTATGATAACAACACAGTACAAGTTTTATATTTTGATTACAAAACATACCACAATCAAGTATTTAAAATAAAACAAACAGATCAAGGATTAATGAAGGCTATTGAAAAGCCAGACACATTTAATCCACCAGAAAGTGATATGTTTGAAAGAGTATCTAGATCTATAGAAGTATTATATAGTGGCGCTAAAGTTCTTGGAACTCAAACAATGTTAAAATGGGAATTGTCAGAAAACATGACAAGACCTACGGCAGATACTACAAAAGTACAAATGAATTACGCTATTTGTGCACCTAGAATATATAAAGGTAGAATAGAGTCTTTAGTTAGTAGATGTACGGGTTTCGCTGATATGATTCAGCTAACACATTTAAAACTACAACAAGTTATATCTCGTATGGTACCAGATGGTGTATATTTAGATATGGACGGTTTGGCTGAAGTTGATCTTGGTAATGGTACTAACTACAATCCTGCAGAAGCATTAAACATGTATTTTCAAACAGGTTCTGTTATAGGTAGATCATTAACACAAGATGGTGAAATGAATGCTGGTAAAGTTCCAGTTCAAGAGTTACAAAGTGGAAGTGGTAATGCTAAAATAGCTAGTCTTATACAAACGTATCAATATTATTTACAAATGATACGTGATGTGACCGGACTTAATGAAGCAAGAGATGGTAGTTTGCCTGATCGTAACACACTAGTTGGTTTACAAAAACTAGCTGCAAACGCTTCAAATACTGCAACTAAGCATGTACTACAGTCTAGTTTATATTTAACATTAAGAATAGCTGAAAACGTAGCACTAAAAGTAGCTGATGCGTTAGAGTTTCCTCTTACTAAAAACTCACTACAAAATTCTATATCAACTTTTAATGTTAAAACATTAGAAGAAATAGTAAACTTAAATCTTCATGATTTCGGTATATTTTTAGAATTAGAGCCAGACGAAGAAGAGCAAGCTCAATTAGAGCAAAATATACAAGCCGCAATACAACAAGGCGGAATTAATCTTGAAGATGCTATAGACTTAAGACAAATTAAAAATCTTAAGCTTGCTAACCAAATGCTTAAAGTAAAGCGCAAGGCTAAGCAAAAGCAAGACATGGAAATACAGCAGTCTAACATACAAGCTCAGGCAGATGCTCAAGCTTCAACTGCTGAGAAAACAGCTATGGCTGAAGTTCAAAAACAAGAAGCTATAACAGGAAGTAAAGTTCAGTTTGAACAGTCTAAAAATCAAATGGAAATAGAACGCATGCAAGTACAAAACGAACTTGAAATGCAAAAAATGCAAAGAAGATTTGAATTTGATATGCAGCTTAAACAACTTGATATGCAAGCTGTAAGTCAAAAAGAAAAAATGATTGAAGACAGAAAAGACAGGCGTATTAAAATGGAGGGTACGCAACAAAGTGAAATGATAACACAAAGAAATGTAGATGGACCTCCAATAGATTTTGAACAAGATGTAGACGTGGATATGAACGCGTTTGCTTAATTTTTATTTAATTATTTAATTATATTATATTATGTCAGAAGTAAAAACAAATGAACCTGTTAAACAGGAAGGTGACTTTAAGTTAAAAACAAAAAAAAGAACACCAAAAAAATTAACTGAAACAAAGGATAATGTTACTAAAGTAAACATAAACCCTAAAGAACCTTTAGTTGAAATTGAAAGCAATGTAACTAAGGTTGAAATTAAAAAAGAAAATCAAGATGCCATTCAAATCGGAGAAACAAAGGAGGTATCTGTGGAAAAACCATCCGGAGATAGCACAAAGGTGGGAGAACCTATACAAGAGTCCAACGAGACTACTGAAGGGTTTTCTCCGATCCAAGAAGTAACTGAAGCTGAAGTTAAACAAGTTGAAGCTGAAGTTAAAGAAGCTATAAGAGATGAAAAAGTATTAGGTAAACCATTACCTGAAAATATTGAAAAGCTAGTTGCTTTTATGGAAGAAACTGGTGGGACAATAGAAGATTATACTCGTTTAAATGCTGATTACAGCAATGTAGACGATAAAACTCTTATAAAAGAGTATTACAAAAAAAATAAACCTTATTTAGATAATTCAGATTTAGATCTTTTATTAGAAGATTTTGATTATGATGAAGATATAGATGAGGAAAAAGATATTCGCAAGAAAAAGCTTGCGTTTAAAGAAGAAGTTGCAAAAGCCAAAAACTTTTTAGAGGAAACAAAGAGTAAATATTACGACGAAATCAAGTTGAGACCCGGAGTAACTCAGGAACAAAAAAAAGCTATGGATTTTTTCAATAGATACAACAAGCAGCAAGAACAAGCTGAGCAACAACATCAATTGTTTAAAGAAAATACTAAACAACTTTTTAGTGATGATTTCAAAGGTTTTGATATTAAAGTAGGTGAAAAGTTATATAAGTATAATATTCAAAACAAAGATAAAGTTGCAGAAAACCAATCAAATATTAACAACCTAATCGGGAAGTTCCTTGATGAAAAAGGTAATGTTAGTGACACGAGCGGATCCAAGCGCTAGCGCCTTACGTAGAGCTCGGTTCGGAGATCCAGGCCTTCTGGCTCGATCCTGAGCATCGAGAAACGCGCACCTGGTCGGAGCACCGCGACATCAACGACGTCATGCTGGCCAC